GCGGCTTGATTTTCAATAGTTGAATCGATTGAAGAATTTAATTGTACAAAACCTTTTGAGTTTGTGGTGGCATTGGGGTGATTGGTTGATTTTTCATGAGTAGATATTAAATCATTAGCTTTTTTTATTGCGTCAGCAGCCATATTGTATGCTTTCTTTACGGCTAATGGTGTTGCTGCTTGGTTTTCAAGATTAGAATCAATGGCTGAATTTAACTGAACAAACCCTTTTGAGTTTGTGGTGGCACTAGGGTGATTAGTAGTTTGTTCATGATTGGCCATTTTGCTGGTGATTAAATCTTCCACATATTGACGGGTGGCTAATACTATAGATGGATCAATTTTAAGGGTAACCGCATTAACATTATCAACCACAAAAATCATTCGTATGACTTGTGTTCGACCACTGCCTTCAGATAGTTGTGGTTTATAGGTAGTAGGGCAATTACCGACAGCGACTAAAGTATCATCTTCATCATATAAACCAATTTCATTAATAAACCACCCCCCCTGGTTTTCAGGGATAACTAATTCAGCAATGATTTGATTAGGATTTTTTTCATCCGTGGTTAATGTATTAAGCGGTGCTTTATATACTTCATGAATTAATTTGGTTTGACTGGCATCTGGTGTTGTCGCACTACCATTTGCATCACCAACAGCCATCTTACTTAATTTGAGTGGAATACCTAAAGTGGTAGCATTGGCTAGTAATGCTGCCCCTTGTTGAGTAATTAACGTATAAAATTTTTGACTCATATTTTTAACCCTACAAACAAAAACTCGGATCGCCTATAGAGCGAATGAGGTGATTGTGTTTGTTATAAATGTCTAGTTAATAAATACTTTATAAAGTGCATTAAATTTGCATTTTATAAAATAGCTTAATAAAGATAGTGACACAGTCACAAAAAAATTGTTAATCAATTGTTTTGTGACAAAAATTATTACAAACAGCTAAAATAGCAAATCTCTAGAAATAAAGAATATGAATAAAAAAACCTTAGTGAAATTACTAAGGTTTTTGTTTACTAGTTACTTTATTTTGGCTAGTCTTTAAGTTGTAAAATCATCAGGAATTTCATCCATCTCTTGAATGTTATTCAGCTTTAACTATATACATAAATGTAATATCTTTACCATCAGGGCGATCTTGATTTCTAGAATTATCCCAATTTCGTAAATCTGGTAATTTATTATCCCAATATGCATAAGCTAGTTTCGGGTATTTTTCCGTATCAATGTTAGCTCCATTACACTCCAAATATCCTACAGGTGGTTTAGATTTAGGCCATGGTAGTGGGACGCCGACTGGTGTTAAAAAACGATCTATATTTGCTTCTGTGATGGTCTCAACCCAAGCTTTTTTTTCAGTGTAATATCCACAACGACTAAAAAGTCTTGGTAATTCATACTCAGCAACGTATAATTGCTCAACGCAACCATTGTAATAACCATCCCCACCATAAACTGCCAACGCTGCAGAATTACGAGTATATGTTAACTTTGGAGGGTTTGAGACAAGTTTATTGGTATTTATGCCATAGAAACCGGTTAACAATCGTTTTTCTGGATCACTCAATGGAGCACCGAAATTTGCACCAATCCCATAATCACCAGCTTTTAGAACTGATTTATCGTTAATAGTTACATCTTTTACATTTTTAAATTGCCAAATGTTTTCGGTTGAATCGTAGTCTAATTTGTTTTCCGATCTGTTAGTTTTAGCATCATAAAACGCATGTGAATAACTATCGCTTGAAGTCATCAATATCATTGAATCATTGTTAGAATTGTTAATTTTCAATCCGTTACTTGATAATGTCAATTGACCTGTCATTGTGTCACCAGCACGTTTTAATGCTCCGTTTGCCATATCATACACTTTTTTGACCGCTAATGGCGTTGCGGCTTGAGTTTCGATCTTAGAATCAATTTCTGAATTCAGTTGCACAAAACCTTTAGCTCTTGTAGTGGCACTTGGGTGATTGGTTGATTTTTCATGAGCAGTGATTTTTGCTGTAATTGTATCATTAACATATTTTTGAGTTGCAGTCGTTTGAGTAGCGTCGGCTCTTGGTTCAATGTATTTCCGCGCGGCAAATACTTCAGTTGTTTCGTTTTTCAGCTCAATAGCTTCTGTGTTATCGACAATGATCACCATTCTAATCACTTGTGTTCGACTACTGTCTTCAAGGCAGTTGGGCTTATAAGTAGCAGGGTAGTTACCTACGGCGATCAGATTATTTTCATCATCAAATAAGCCAATTTCATGAATAAACCAGCCACCATCAGTTTCAGGTATGACTTGTTCTGCAATAATTTGACAAGGGTTTTCATTGTCGACGAATAATGTGTCGATAGCAGCACGTCTAACTTCATTAACTAATTTGGTTTGGGTTGCATCGGGTTTAGTTATATTACCGTTGCCATCACCCACTGCCATTTGAGTTATTTTAAGTGGAATGCCTAATGAGATTGCATTATCTAATAATGCCCCCCCTTTTTGGGTTAAAACTGTATAATATGTTTGATTCATTTTGTTATCCTCATAGTATCGATTGAATGAATAGTTGTGCCAAAATGGATTTCATATTTAATTTGAGTGGAATACCTAAAACGGTAGCATTGGCTAGTAATGCAACCCTTGTTGGGTAATTAACATATAAAATTTTTGACTCATATTTTTATTCTATAAACTAAATTCGAATCGCCAATAGGGTGAGCGAATGAGCTGATTGTGTTTATTTTAAATGTCTAGTTTACGAATACCTTATAAAATGGCTTGCTAAAGATAATGACACAGTCTAGAAAAGTTAGTTAATGGATGGATTTGTAAAAAAAATGATTACAAACAGATAAGATAACAAAACGTTAGAAATATAAGATGTGAATAAAAAAACCTTAGTGAAATTACTAAGGTTTTGTTTATTCGTTACTTTATTTTGGTTGGTTTGGCCATTCAATATTTGGCGCTAGTTCAATATCAATACGATTTACTAGCACTCGATATTTTTTCCATTCAACGAGTAATTGTGTTTCTTGCTCACTAGCAATTTGTGAATCAACCGCATCTTGTAGATAACTGAGTTGTGAAGCTGCTTCAGAGAGAAGTTGATTTTTCTTGATTGAAGCTTGATTGACTTCATATTGATGTTGTTTATTTTTATCAAACTGCCATTTTTTCCCATCCCAGCTATCAAATTCACTAGTTGGTTTTAATTCAGTAAAACCATCAGGAATTTCACCGACCTCTTGAAGGATAGTTTCTCCCCCCGTTTCAATTGAGTAAATCTTAGTGCCACGTAAATCTTTAGGATAGGTCCATTGTTGACCATCATGAATGATTGCCTGATTCTCTTTAACGCTTTGTGGTGCTTCTAAATAAGCATTAGCCGGTAAGCCAACACCAATTGGTAAATATTGATAGGTGGCTTGTAAAAATTCACCTTTAGCGTCAACATTATAAACAACGACCCAGCCGGTTGAAATTGTTAAGCCGCTATTATCTAATACTGCTGATTCTGGTTGTAATTGGTATTTCATCAATATCCTCCTGATTATTCAGCTTTAACTATATAGATAAATTGAATATCTTTACTACCATCCCACTTTCGTAAATCTGGTAGTTTTCCATTCGGATACGCATAACTTAGTTTCGGATATTTATTTGCATCAAAACTAGCTCCGTTGCACAATAAATAGCCTTTTGGTGCAAAGGATCTAGGCCACGGTTGTGGCACGCCGACAGGTGTTGTTAAAAAACGATCTATATTTGCTTCTGTGATAGACTCAACCCAAGCATCTTTACTATTATAAGCTCCACAACGGCTGAAAAGTCTTGGTGTTCTTGGTAGAGTAGTCTCTGCAATATATAATTGCTCAATGAATCTAGTCCATCGAGTTTTACTACCATACACTGCCAGCGTTCCAGAACCACGTACATTTGGGAGACTTGAGATAAGTTGATCGGTATCTATGCCATAGAAACCGGCTAACAATCGTTTTTCTGGATCATCCAAATTAGCACCGTCATATGTACCAATCCCATGATCACCTGCTTTTAGAACTGACTTATCGTTAATAGTTACATCATCTACATTTTTGAATTGCCAAATGTTTTGGGTTGAATTGTAGTCTAATTTGCTTTTCGATGTGTTAGTTTTAGCATCATAAAACGAATGTGAATATTTATCGCTTAAAGTCATCAATGTCATTGAATCATTGTTAGCATAATTTATTTTCAATCCGTTATTTGATAATGTTAATTGACCCGTCATTGTGTCACCAGCACGTTTTACTGCATTATCATACACTTTTTTGACCGCTCGTGGTGTTGCAGCTTGAGTTTCGAGCTTAGAATTAATTGCTGAATTCAGTTGCACAAAACCTTTGGCACTAGTGGTGGCATCTGGGTGATTGGTTGATTTTTCATGGGCAGTGATTTTTGCGGTAATTGTATCATTAACATATTTTTGAGTTGCAGCCGTTTGAGTAGCGTCGGCTCTTGGTTCAATGTATTTCCGCGCAGCAAATACTTCGATTGTTTCGTTTTTCAGCTCAATAGCTTCTGTGTTATCGACAATGAACTCCATTCTAATCACTTGTGTTCGACTACTGTCTTCAAGGCAGTTAGGCTTATAAGTTGCAGGGTAGTTACCTACGGCGATCAGATTATCTTCATCATCAAATAAGCCAATTTCATGAATAAACCAGCCACCATCAGTTTCAGGTATGACTTGTTCTGCAATAATTTGACAAGGGTTTTCATTGTCGACGAATAATGTGTCGATAGCAGCACGTCTAACTTCATTAACTAATTTGGTTTGGGTTGCATCGGGTTTAGTTATATTACCGTTGCCATCACCCACTGCCATTTGAGTTATTTTAAGTGGAACGCCTAATGAGGTTGCATTATCTAATAATGCAACCCCTTTTTGGGTTAAAACTGTATAATATGTTTGATTCATTTTGTTATCCTCATAGTATCGATTAAATGAATAGTTGTGCCAAAATGGCTTTCATATTGCGTTGTTATTGTTTCAGTAATATAGGGATAGATATCTAACGTATTGATTAAGTGAATAGTTATCCCAAGATGGTTCTCATGCTGCGTTGTTACTGATTCTGCAATATAGGGATAGATGTCTAAAGCATTACCATCATAGCTACTAGCACCAATGGGTAAGGAGCCTTTAGATATTAATTGAATAACCAAATTTGATAATTGACGTGATACTGGTTTAACATCATCAATTATGCGACTAAGTTCTTTATAAGATTCTTCGGTTATGCCAGTATCTGATACGCCAATTTCTAGCGCAAAAGAACCTGGAATTTGATTGTTTTGCCACCACTCACTAATTTTTATTAAAAAACCAAATGGCTCGACAGCACGGCGAATTGATTCTTTAGTACCTTTGAATTTATGAATCTCAAACGCTTCAGCTATAACTTTTCGTTTGATCTGCTCAGACCATTTTTCATCCCAACGGTCTACACTATATTGCCATGCCAAATAAGGTAGTAATTCATATGGACAAGTTTGTGGATCCCAAAGTGTGCGTAGTGGTATAGGAGGATCACAAGTAATCGTTTGTGAAAGTTTTTTTTCCAGTTTGGTAGCTGTAGGCGGAAGTAGTGTTTTATTCACCATAACCTGCTACCTCAATTTGATAATTTGAACAATAGCTAGCTTGCTCACGGCTGATGATAATATCTTGTGCAGGCTCTTGAAGTTCAACACGTTGTACACCAACAGCATGTAATGCTGAAATGATTGCACTGCGACTGATTCTTCGACCAATTCGATGTTTTTCACTAATATAAGCTTGCAAATTATCCATGACTGTTTTTCTAATTGGTTCTGATTCAGGCCCTGGATATAAGTAAAGTTTTGCTTTGATTTGATAATTAATTAATTCTACCGATTTAACGGTTACCCTATCGGCAATCGGACGACGATTGTCTTGATTAACCGCTTTTTTAACAATTTCAATCAATTCATCAGAGGCAATACCATTATTATCACGTGCTAATATTGCTAATGTAACACAAGCTGGTGATGGACTTTCTGCTGCGGCATCTAACACACGGCCATCAGCACTTCGAGCAAAAAATTCATAAGCAGCTCGAGGTCCAGCGACCGATAAGCCTTCAAATGCTGATTGAATTCGCATTCTAAAGTTGCTATCAGCTTCTTTGATTTCTTTAATAGCTGGTACAACACTATTATCTTCAGCTTGAATGATCAAACGATGAACATTAAAGTTTGCTCCTAAATTATCTAAATCCTGATCTTTAGCGTGAGCAATCATAAGTGCTTGTGATGCTTCGTTTATTCTTTGTCGTAGGAGCAGTTCATAATAGCTGCTTTCTTGTAATAGTTTTACTATTGGCTCACTTTCAAATTGTAATGTTTTAGCAACTTCTTCTTGATCTTGAGCGCTATAAAGTGAAAGAAATTTAGCTTTGCGACGATTAAAAATCTCCTCAAAATCTAACGATTCAATCACATTTGGAGAAGGTAATTTTGAAAGATCAGTTAATGTCGCCATGTTGCTACCTCAATTTCGCTAGTAAAGGTTTGATTTGGTTTGTCTATTCGTGAGCCCGTTATTTGTAAGGTTAATTTTTCTTTATCAGGTAAAACATCGACTGTATCAAGTTTTATTCTTGGTTCCCATTGAGATAGTGCCAATACCGTTGCTGATACCACGCGTAATTTTGTTGCTTCTGTATTCGGGTTATCTAAAAGTAAAAACAGTAATGAACCATAATTGCGCCTCTCTATTCTGGAACCAATTGGTGTGGTAAGAATATCTTTAACTGATTGATTGATATGTTCCATATCGCTAATTGTTCGTCCTGTTTTGCTGTTCATGCCTATATAACTCATTGTGGTTTTCCTGTTGAATCACCACCAGCTTTAACGCCAATGTGGATGTGAGAATCTAATACAACACCGTTTGATGATAATTGACCTTGTTTATGAATGACATTACCAGTTAATGTGCCTGTATTCCCTTTAGCTCCACCACCACTTGCACTAAAAGATTTGAATGTTACATGATCACTACACTCTACTAACGGAGCATCAAGTTGTATTTTGCTACCTGCTTTAGCGGTTATTTGCTCACTGGCCTCAATCACAGCGATTTTGATACCTTTGATGGTTAATTGACTAGTTTCTGGTTCATATTCAAATGATGCACCATCAGGGAATGTCACAAAATAACCATCTTCAGATTTAGCTGGAGCAGGATTTGTATCACAATAAATGCTAGGTAATACACAACCTAACAAAAGGTTACCATGAGGGCTCAAAATAAATACTTGTTCACCTACCGATGGGCGCCACCAAGTACGGCTTTTACCTGCACGATGACTAAACCAAGGTAACCAAGTTGTAATTAATTCACCTGTACGGACTTTAACCCGATCGCCATTGGTTTGATAAATTACACCAGGGCGAATCAGGTTTTCAATTTTTCGAAGAATGTCGACTAGGTCGGCGGGATGATAATTTTCCATAACGACTATGATGAAATTTTATCAATTAAAAATAAAGTAAGCGTAGTTGTAGTGGTTGGGATTACAAATTTTCAGTGAGTTAACTAAAATTTATGTTTTATTTGAAATAATTTAATCAATAACTTCTTGATTAATCATTTTTTGTTTTAAATAAAATAATAAAACACTATGTTAAATGAATATTAAAAAAGAATCTTTAACATCAAAAAAGTCGGAGAAAGGAGGTTTAAAGCCCCTAATAACATCTATTTGTCATTAAATTTGAAATGTCTATGCTAATGTCAGCATTTTATTTGCTACGCAAAGTAACAGTTATTAATAGCCATACTTTTCTAATGGTTCTTGCAAAATTATTCGGTCGGTTAATGAGTTAAATTCCAATTTATCTTGCTGTTGTATTGATTTGATTCGTTCTGATAATGTTAATTCAATTGTTAAATCACACTGATTGCCAATGATATTTGCAATGTTAAATTTAATTGCTTGTTGGCGCGATTGTAGACTTATCATGGCATCTGGCTGATTGGCTTGCATCCAAATGACTATGCTGGCGATTAAATCTTCAAAAGGGTAGCGATAATTAGTTAAATTCATCGATAAGGTGAAATGGTATTGGAATCCTGAATTGTCCACAGAGAAAGGCTCAACAATACCATCTTTGACGATAAATTGATTTTTAGTTGCTGAGTTATTGTCTAGCAGATTTTTTTTTAACAGATATTTTTTTAAATCGTTAATTTTTTTCATACCGATCCTTCTAATATTTATGAATAATCTTGGTTACTTTAAAACAGTTAATTTTAATTTAGTGAAAGATAGCTGAGGTTGAAATAAAATAACTTTCAATTCTCAATTCTCAATTCTCAATCCATTCGTATTGGTCCAAATATTTAATTCAGCTATTTACTTGCTTAAACGGCTATTTTTCAATTTATCACAATTATTTTATTGTGAATTTGTTTTGTTAGCCGATTTTGCTGAACGACTTAGAATGCTTATATTGCCTTTACTTTTAAATAAACAAAGTAATAATGTTATGTTCATCACAACTTGAGCTAGATAAGCACGATGGGGTAGATCGATAAATGAAAATAAGCTAACAGCAGCACTTGATACAATCATCAACCAAGCTAACCAACAGTATTTAATTTTGTAGCGGTAATTGTTACGATCAAAAGTAAATAATCGCACTGCAATCATTAAACAAAAAATAGTATTAAGTGTCGTTATCATGATTTTTTGCCTCTAAAGTAATTGAAAAAGTTAGTTGGATCATCGAATTTTTTAATTAACCATAGTAATAATTTAACGCTAATAGCTGATGAAATTAATGCACCTAAGCCAAGTGGCATTTTAGTTTGAATATTGGTTGGAAAAATTGGGATGAGTAAATACAGCGTCATCTCAGCTAAGAGTAAACCCATAGAAAATGAGATAAGAAATAGGATGATACGACGCAAAAGAGAAATACATTGTTCACTAATTACTAATAAAATAGAACCACAAAGAGCGCCTAAGATAATCCCATTTTCAATGTTTGGATAAATCATTGATAATGAAAAAGCGCTTATAAATGAGGTAAAAGTTAAACTGGTGGGTTCTGTCATTAAGTTAGTCCCATAAATTTATAGAATTAAAATTTTTTTCAGATACTGATTCTGGAACGTTTACTTCTAAACCCATAGGTAATATCGCTGGCAATTCACATAGTTTTGGGTTGTTTTGATAAATTATTTCTACAATTCCCGCTGTTTTACCAAAAACTCGATAGGCTAGTGCATCAATAGTTTCATTTTGCATGGTATAAACAATCATTTTTAAATTACTCCATAGTTAATTTAGACTTATTTTTAACAGCGACATTGATGATGTTTTAATAAATAGATCTCGGCGGACAACAAAGGTATCGATCTATTAAAACCATTGCACCGCCGAGGTGTGAGGGTCACTCGTTATAAATAGCTTTTTAATATTATGGTCGTTGTTAAATCATTTTTAAGCAATTAAGCCAAATTGTGACAAATTGAAATACAATACGATAAAGTATTGTATTTCAATTAACAAAAATCAGTTGCCGTCAGAGTTATTAATCTCTCGAATGGCCTGTTTATCCGCATTACATTTTTCAATGACATGCAATAGATGTTCGTTGTATTTAAGACTATCACCAAAAGTCATTGGTTTAGGGGGCAAATTCGGCTGACAACTAATGAGTAAATTCGCTGGTATTGGTTGACTGACGAAGATTTTTCGCTCGGTTGTACAAGCTACCAGAAATAGGCAGAGGCACCAGCTGGTTAGCGCAATAATTCTCTTTGAGTTGACCATTAATCTGTTCCTGATTTTGTAACGATTGCTGTTCTAAAGACTGTTTATTTTTTTCATTATTAGCAATAATTTGATTATTTTTTATAATTATTTGCTGTAATTGACCTAATTTTTGAGTCAATTGACTAGCTTCATTTTGTGCTAATTGTTTAGCATGCAGTAAATCGCTAATAATAAAAAACAATAACATAAATGCAAAAGCAATAGTGACGTTGTTTTTGTTCATATTAATCCTGGTAAATAAATAGTTTTTCCGTTTTGTTTAACTGCAGTAAGTACACGACGGCGTTGGTTTATGTGACTAAATTCAATATGAACCCATTGATTATATTCTTGGATGATTTTGTCAAATTCAACGTCAGCCATAATTAATCGTTGGCAAATTTGTTTTGGATTACCGTAAGCACAGTGGAAATCAACTGCTAACCCTTTGGTATGGGCGCTGGTTTGCGACCCTCCCACCTGATTATTTAAAGCAGGGCAGCGGTATCCAGATGTGATGATGATTGGATGGGCTAAAACTTCTCTAACTGATTCTAATTTATTAGCTGTCAGATAAATATTTACCATTAATTCATCTGGCACATGATTATCTATTTTTAGTCGAGTGGCTGTTGTTGAGCGAGTAAATTCTTCTAATGTGAAGTGTTCGGTTAATTTCATGACTTTTCATTTCCTTTGATATATTTAACTAATTTTTATTTCGAATTTAAATTAAGCTGACTCCCGACCAACTACCTTGGCCATAGCTATGTCGCAGGTAAGTTCAGATTGCCAATTAAAACAGCTAAACACTAAAAAGACTAATGTTCCAGCAAAAGCCGAAAATAAACATTTAATCAATTAATCTTGTAATGCGAAATTTGCTATCATTTTTTACTATCCTTTTTAATAAGCATATTCCAATCCTGATATCAGTTATCAAGAATCAAAGGATAAAAAAAGCAACTCCTTAACACTGTTTAATTATACAGTTTTTCACTCTTTCCTCCTAATTTATAATGAAAAGTTAATTTTTAAAATTTGTTATTAATCAATTGATTAATAATTATTGTTGATAAGATTTTGTAGTGAGAGTTTAGACAATTAAAATCATGTATTTTGACTAAAAGAAATGAGTATTTGTATGGTTTCAGATGTTAATTAAAAATTTAAGTATTAAAGTTTAATTTATATAAATAGTCATTGCTATAATGAATTATTGACAATAATTATTAGCAAATAATGAATAAATTTATGTTATTAGGATATAAAGAGAAGCTTTCATTAAGTTTAGTTTTTTAGATTATATAGTGGATAGTTGATGATTATAGTTAAGTGGGCATGAACTATTTTCAACTATCCTAAAGTGATTATGGATTATTTGGGTTATCCGGATGTTTAGTGGCTATTTGCTCCTTTAATGGCTCAAGTAAATCCCGAAACCAAAACATTATTATGTCTTTATCCGGCTCCCGTAAATGAATATGTTCAGTAATGATTCGTGAAAGTAGTTCTGCACGTTCTATTGTTTTTATTTTTTCCAATTCATTCATTTCAATTTCTCCTCAAATGCTGTTTTTATATTTAGTACATAATAATTACTTTTTCGATCAAGTCACTTTAAAATGACTTAAAACAAAAGTAGTTAATAATTTCTAATATATTTAGTATATTTGTTTATTTTTTGCTAAAATATTTAGCATTTTTATATATTTTTAACTTAACATCTTACACTATTCACTAAGTAAAAAACACCAATAATGTCTTTTTTGCTTTAGTTAAATGTGGCATTGATATAGTTTTTAAGTGGTCTTTTTTTCTGTTTAATATAATGATTATTTACTATTAAATGAAGCCCATTTAGAGAATCAGTTAATATAAGATGCTGATGCGCATTTAGTCTGATACTTCGTCTTAAGTAGAGTTGATTCACATTTAAATCATTATCTGGTAAACCGATAATTTTCAGTTGTTGCTTAATAGTTTGTCTTTGTTGTTCAGAATTAACTGTGTGAGTACAGTTATTGACAGAACTCCAAGGCGTGCGTTCCGCCCGCAATAAAGATACATCATTAGTTTTTACGCCATTACTGATATTTTTGGGAACTAGCTTCCATTTAATTAATCGGGTGCAAATAAAAGATGCAAAACCATGAATCGGTGCATAGACCCCTTTAATTTTTTTGATAATTTCTTCATATTGATTAACTTTATTCTCATAAGCAAGCCGGACTTTAATATCCTTGCGTTTGACTAATGGTCCACCTTGATGAGTAGTATAAGCTGCCCAATCACCAATATCGGCCGATGCTAATACTGGATCGATAATATCATTGGCTACTTTTTTATTTTTTAAACGACGCAGTTCTCGCCATACACTGACGGGTGCCCCCCCTAATTGTTGAAATTGGCGAATCTTCCAGCGGCTGGCCCAAGCGGTTATCGCTTTAGATGATAGTTTTAAGTTTTCGCCTGTTTGTGTATCAATTTCATTTTCTAGTGCATATCCATCAATATTTTTGGCAATATATTTGGCGATGTAGCCAGTTGCAGATCCTTTTTGTTTATCAATATTTTTAAATTCAAAACGATTGATGGCTGCACCTTTTTCCTCTCCATCTTCATCCATAGCATATATCCACATACTATAAAAAGCTTTTTTAATATCTTTTGGATGCATAAAGATTAAAATATGCCAGTGAGGTGTACCATCATGATGAGGTTCGGCAACACGAAAACCAAAAAATTGAATATTTTCACGATTTAATTTAGCCCGAATTCGTGACCAAATTTTGCATAAGTAGGCTTGTGTTTCTCGTGGAGTGTTACCTTGCCAGTTCTCAACAAAGCCGCCTTTAGCATGCACACTGTGATATTTAGCTGGGGCTGTCAAGGTTATAAAAGCACCTTGATAACCTAACTGATCTGCTAAATCTTCAAAGCCGCGCATTCGTGTCATAAGTTCTACACGTCTTATTGCTGGATTAGCTACCGATTTATAAACTTGTAACTCCAATGGTATTTGTTCACCCGTTTCTGGATTTTCAATTGCCATCTTTTCAAGATATTTTTGATTGCGACGTTTTTGTTCTTGCCATTCCATTTGACAGCTACGACTAGCATAAGGAGATGCCTTTTTTTGTACTTGGCCTACGGCAATTGCAAAATGTTCATGTTCAAAATCTCTGCGAGTTTTTAATTTACGTTGCCACCATTCATGATTGGTTATTTTAGCTAATGCTTTAATACAATTATCATTAGTTAATTTGTGATTTTTAAAATCATTAAAATAGGGGGGTATAATATTAATTCCATTTAATTCTTTTAAGACTGTTCGATAAAGTTTTTGCTCTAAACTATTGCTCTCAATATTATTATCTGTTAAACAAAAGGCCTGATCGGCAAGACAGGTCTGGATGTGTTTATTTAGATAATTGACTATGTCAACACTTAATTTTACTAACTTTTTTGTACTCAATGTGGCTAATCGGGCAAATTCCTCGGAAAAATTAATCGATAAGGCACTGGGCGTGTCTACTTGATAACGTGCTTTGACTTGCGATATTCTTGCCTGAATATTGCCACCTAAAGTTTGCCGTAAAAAACTATTGGCTTGCTTTCTTCCTTCAGCATGAAAAAGATTAATATATTTATCAGCAAAATAACCAGCTAAGAAATCAGGTAAATCACTAAAAAATTGAGTACGGAATGGGTGGTCTTCTTGATCAACTTGCCACAATTTAATTTCATTATAGCTGATAGATTGTGGCATTTTTTTTTCATAATCAAACTGGGCTATTGGCGTTCTTACTAATTTTTTATTAGGTAAATATTGCCCAATATTTTCATAGTAATCACGCAGAGCTAATAATAGTGAATGTTTATTTTTAGCTGGAATAAAAGGTAAAGAGAAAGATTGACTGGTCATAAATTCTCGGTAGCAATTATCGTTTGGCTCGCAGTTCTTTTAGACTTTGACAATCGATACAAAGTTGACAACCTTTTAACAATTGCCTACGTTTTTCAGGGATTGGCTCGCCACATTCGATACAATCCTTTGCTGATTCGCCGGTAAAAGTTTGACGATTAGCAAGTAAATTATCGAGTTCAAGCTGAGCCAAATCATTTGCTTGGTCTATAATATCTCGCATTAGGCGTTAGTCTCATAACTTTGATAGCGAAGTTTTTCTGCTTCTTGATAAAGCAATTCATTTACTTCGCTAGCAGTTAAATTTTGATCTAAAATATGACCGCCTATTTGCATTAAGCGATTTATATAAAGATCACAAAGTCGTTGTTCGGTTTTTTGTTTAACTTTTCCCGATATATCGTTTAATTTAGATTGAGTAATATTGCTTGAGTTCATATGTTTTTTCCTCATTTTGATATTCATTATTGTTTGGTAAAATCTTGTGCTTCACAGTGAGCAAAAACATCCACAATAGCTTGTAAACGGCGAAGTCCTATCTCTAAGTTATCTACTTCATTATCGTTAAGCTGATCAAAGTTTAAATTATGCTCTGAATACGACAATCTTGTGTTTAATGATGTTATGCCTGCGGCTGCTAATAACAGTCTTTTTTGTCCTGGCTTTAACCGATTAAAATTGCTGCGAACTAAGCTGCGATGTCCATGAATTAATTGATATAGATGTCTTATATGTTCAAGTTGACGAGATTGTTCAATATTATTCATCGCTCTTCCTTATATAAATGTAGTTTGAATCAAAAAAGAGCCATGTCTTTCGAAAGAGACAAAGGCTTTATCAAATGGTTTGAGTTAGTTTTGGCGATGCTTAACTTGCTTTAATTTAATGGCTTTACCATTACTTTTTTCAATCCAACCATTTGGATTATGTTTATTGATTTGAATAAAAATAACTAACGGTTGGGTAGTCGATTTTTGACTTAAATAGATAGCCTGGCTCATATTATTGCTCCATCAAATTTAGTTCAGGATTAAATGCTTTCGCCCCTTCAAGCGTAAGGGCGGTCATATTAATTAATGTTGTTGAGCGGTCATGTTTACCTGTGATTCTTTTTTTTCGCGTTGGTAGCAATCCTTCATGTACATATTTTTTAACAGTACGCGGGTTCATGCCTGAAACTCGTGCAAATTCATCAACAGTGACGTATGGAGCAGAAATAGTGATTGAAATTGTTGTCATCATAGTGCATTATTCCTAACATAAATATGCTTATATGTAATTATGTGTATTTATATGTAAAATTAAACTAAATATAATTTATCATTAAGCTAAGCTTAATGTCAATCATATTTTTATTTTAAAATTAACTTAGGCTTAATTCAAAATGAGTATTAATTTTAATTATGGTGGTGCCAAAGTATTGGACAGAATCATTGAGGCTTATGGGTTTAAATCCAAAGTCGAATACAGCAATTATTTAGGAACATCAGCAGCAAGTTTATCAATCCGTTATCGACGAGATCTCTTTCCTTCTGATCTTGTTGTCAAATGTATGGATGAAACTGGTGCATCATTACAATGGTTAGCGACAGGTGAAGGACAATTTAAACCAGCTGAACAATCTAAAGAAGCGATTATTTCCGATGAAACTTTAGTTAAACTTGAACGGTTGGCAAGCTTAAAAGATAAGGGAGCCATTACTGAACAAGAATTTAGCGAATTAAAAGGACAATTGATTTAGATTAGCAAAGGACTAATTGTAATTATGTCAGTAAGAAAACAACCTAATGGAAAATGGTTATTTGAAAAATATCTCCCTGGCGGTCGTAGGATCCGTAAAAATTTTGCCACCAAAGGGGAGGCATTAGCATATGAAAATTATCTTGAAGAACAAGCAAATCAAAAACCATGGATTAATGAAAAAATTGATAAGCGTCGTTTATCTGAATTAATCCAAAGCTGGTATTCGCTGCATGGTCAAACCTTAAAAGATGGTCAAACTCGATTAAAAGCAATGCTTTTTGCCAGTGATTGTATGAACAATCCATTAGCAACAAATTTCACTGCAAAACAATTTACTACTTATCGCCAAAAACGGATTGATGGTGAGATATATCGAACTGATCGCATTAAAACCGTTGCTCCTAGAACAATGAACCTTGAATTAACCTACTTTAAAGCGATGTTTAACGAGTTAATTCGGCTAGGGGAGTGGCAACATAGCAATCCACTCGAAAGAATACGCCCATTTAAAACAGATGAGCAAGAAATGGCTTATCTTACAAAAGAGCAAATTCATGAACTCCTGTCATCTTGTGAGCAAAGCACCGCTACCGATTTAACCATTATTGTTAAAATTTGCCTAGCAACAGGAGCAAGGTGGAGCGAAGCCGAAAGCCTAAAAGGTGCTCAAGTAAAAGATGGTAAAATCACCTACATTAACACCAAAGGCAAACGTAATCGAACCATTCCAATTAGTGACAAACTCTTTAACGAAATTCCCAAAAAGAATGGTAGCTTATTTACCCCCTGTTACTCGGCGTTCCGTTCAGCAATCGATCGTGCAGGAATAGAATTACCAGATCGACAACTAACCCACGTATTACGCCACACTTTTGCCAGCCATTTTATGATGAATGGTGGCAATATTTTAGTTTTACAAAAAATACTCGGCCACACCGACATCAAAATGACCATGCGCTACGCACACTTTGCTCCTGATCACTTTGAAGATGCGGTAAGGTTGAATCCGTTGAATCTAAACTAATTTAAAAAATATGGCTAGAAAGAAAAAGAATAGAAAGATAAAAAAAGTACAAACTACAAGCAATAATAAAAGTTGGTTGAATAGAGTGATAACAAATCCTGTTGTCATCATTATTTTTTTTATTACAATTATTACGAATACAGCTAATATTATTTCATCAATTGATACATTATTATCAAAATATAAGGATTTTTGGGTATGGTTTGGTAGTTCAGCACAATTTTCAGGAAAGTGGACTAATAGTAGTGAAGGTCATATCGATATTATCCCTAGGATAATTTTAAAAAATGAATCTGATGTTACGATAAATGTTGAGTTAAGAGTAAAAGATCATCAGGTTACAGGTGTAATTAATAGTTCGGCGTTTCTTGATTTCTGTAATCATCTAGAACAACCAGAAAACTTAAGAGTAGATATAAAGCTAATTTGTAATATGCAAAGTAATATGCTATTAGCTGGAAATAAATCACCATTAAAAAGTAATTTTGATGCAGAAGTTTTTAATTATATATCTGGAAAAAAACTTATTTATGCAACGCTTCATTTTAAAGTCAGTAATGAAGAATTAGAAATTACAAATAAAAATATAGGTGTATATTCATTATTTTTCCCTAATAAAGCTTTTCTTATAAAAGAACCTGAGTTTGTTGATTAAAATAATTGGCGGTAAAATGGCGGTTGAGAATATTTTTATATAGTAAAATATGTCTATATATGTATTCCTAACCGCTTGATTTCATTATAAGTCATTGATTTTAAAAACGGCTTTAAAGAACTCATAATCGATTGGTCACTGGTTCAAGTCTTATTCGTTTTTATTTTGCTTTTTTGGTACGATTTTCATCTATATTGTCAACTATTAAAAATTGGAATGTCCAATATCACAAAAAATAAGAAAAGTATTTTAAAAAAATGGGTGCAATAAATATGAAATTTATTAACTGACATAATTTGCCATTTATGTTAAAGAAACTAATGATCCTATAGAGTTACGTTCGGATGATATTGTGATATTGAGATATTAGATTTAATTGAAAGATGATTGTTGTAACTTTTGAATTAATTGTTAGTATGATTGGTTCGTTAACTTCAGGTAATTATTTTAAAAGGAAGGATTTCTTTTATTTTATTTTGGCTTATTTTTTAGAGGAGTAGTAATTTGAGTGGTCAGTCGATCCAATGAAATTGTCATATTATTACTAC